AGAACCAACTGCTTCTTTTGCAAGTTTGGCAGCGCGTTGTTGAGGAATCTTGCGCAAGTCCATGATCTTGCCACCAACGTAACCAAGCGCCGGACCGATTGCACGACCACCAGCCTCAAAGGTTGCACCTTCGAGGATGTTGCGGATTGGTTGAGTTTGGGCTTGATCGGGTGTCATGCCGCCCAAATAAATGTCGCCTAGTTTCAGTGCTTCTTCGGCCATTCCATAACCAAGGCCCGCGCCACCAACAGCACCCGCTGGACCCAGTGGCGCACCAAGCATACCGCCAGCAATGCTACCGGCTGCTTGAACAGTAGGCGCAATGACAGGACGAATGATGTTGCGATACACCTTTTGACCAGTGGACACATTCTGTGTTGGAACGGCAGCGGGAGCGCGAACGCTGGAGCCGGGAATCTGATCGACAATGGTGCCCGTCATGCGTGGGCCGGGAATTTCCCCTTGAGGTACGGCCATTGACTGACCGGCAGCTTTTGCCTCCAGTTCAGCCATGCGGCGCAACGCTGCCAGTTCTTCACGAGGTGTCATGGCTTCTTCTTTCCAAAGCGTGAACGGAGTTGATCCAGTTCGGCTTGTTCGGCTGGACTAAGACCGCCACCAGCAGGCGCATTGCCGCCCGCACCAGATGATGCAGCAGTTGGTTCAGCACCTTCGTATGTCATGTCGTATCGCTCTTGCACAGTGTTGGCAAAGTTTTTGGCTTGACGAACAATGTCGCGCAGTTGCACATCGAGGTTGCCAGCGGCGGGGTCCAGCGCCTGAATACTGTCAGACACAAACTTCCATTCCTGCACTGCCATGTTGCCTAGCTTGCCTTCCAATGAGGCAAGCTGACGACCAAACGCCATAACTTTGCCTTTCATGGTTTCCAGCTTCTGCTGTGCCTTTCGAGCGTCCGACTTAGGCAGTGACGGAATCAAGGCTTGGAAACCTGTGATACCTGCTAAACCGGGATCAGGACGAATACCTTTTTCGGGATTACCCACCAGTTCGTCGGTCAACTTTTCAAGCTCGCCAACAACAGACTGCGAGTTTTTCACACTGGTCTTGTCAGCAGCCATTACTTTGCGGGACGCTTGCTGTTGCAACTCAGTCATTGGTTTGGGCGCAGGTGCAGCCGGTGCAGCACGAGTACCGCTACCTGCACCACCGCCAATAAACTTGACGGCAGCGGGGCTAAACGGTGTCATGCCGATAGCTTGCTCACGGCTTACATACTGCGGTCTGCCGTCTGGACCCATGACAGCAACAGGTGCGCTAGGTGCAACAGGTGCAGGCTCACGAGGTGCTGTAATGAACCGGTTCTCAGCGGGCAGGAATACAGCGTTGCCTGCCACCTTTGGCATCTGCGACTTCATCCACTCGGCCATGCCCATCGCTTGCTGCTGACGGAACCTTTCAAACTCAACAGGGTCTTCTGGAACTTCGGCAATTGCCTGATCCACTGTACCGCCTTGTGAAAGAATCGGTGCTAAGTCGGGGTCAGCGTATTGCATCTTGACCAGTTCACGGGCAGCGGCGGCGTTGGGTGCCCGAAGTAGACGCTCACGAAACATTCCGGTCTTTTCAGCCGCTTTGTTCCTAGTGCGAGTTTCTTCCTGCGTCTGGATTTGACCAGTCAACTGTTGACGGCGTAGCGCGTTCATCTCATTGGCTTGAGCCATTTCCTGCTGCGCTGCCTCACGCTTAAATGCGTCCTGCTGACCTTGCAGAAACGAGTTGACAGGGTTGGGGCCACCTGTTGGTCGGAGTAGGTTGAAATCGAGTGCCATGTCTTAAAACTCCAGTGATCCCATGTATTCACCTGAAACCGGGTTGACTTGCCCACCACCTTGGTAACTACCGCCAGCAGATCGTCCGTAGTTACTTCCACCGTAAAGTCGGGAAAGTTGATTGATGGTGTCACCGTAAGTCGATGCACGGGACATTCCTGCGTTACCCTGAATCATGGCATTGTTTATGCCGATGTTACCCATCGTGTTGGCAAACTGCGTACCGGCTGCACCCAGTTGCTGCGATGTGGTTTGACCAACACCAGCCAACGACTGCAAGGGGTTCAATCGGCGCTCACGCTCGATGCCGTAGCGATTAAATGCGTTTTGGTATTCTTGCGATGCAAGGTCTTGACCGAACCGCTGGATGCCTTTGAGCGTACCGCCTGACAGCAAACCACCACGGGCCGCAGCGGATCGCTCCAAACCTTTCATACCCTCGGACATGCGGAACGCATAGCCGGGGTCTTGTTGAAACTGATCCATGCCGAAGTTTTGGTATTCGGTCAGCGGCACCAGTTTGTTCAGTGCATTGACACCGGCCTCACGAAACGGAGCGTTTAACTCGACGTTGCGCTCAAACATCTCACGTTGAACGTCACCAGCTCGGTCACTTGCGGCGGCAGAAGTTTTAGCGGCTTTGCTTGCAGCGTTTGAACTAAGTAAAGCACTACCCACAGTGGCAGCAGCAATCCATCCAGCCATAATAATTCTCCTTAAATCGCAGTCAAATACCGAACCGTTACGGGAGCGTACTGGTACGTCATTTGCGTTTGGTTTGTTTTCAATCTGTCCAAGTAAACCATTGCTTCAATGATCACTTTTTGCTCGTCTGTCCTATTATCGGCCAATCCGTACTCTGGGACAACATACAACCTGTTTTCAAGTTCATCGACGTTCTGACAATCGTCTGGGTTGTCGTACACGTCCACCCAAACCACCTCATCGTCAAACACTCGACCTGCCCGCTGTGTTCCGGCGGGTGCTTTGAACTCACAAGGTCCGGTCAGTACTTTGACACCTTCGTCAGTGGTGACTGCAATTGTTCCCGACTCCAATCGAACGGTGTACGGAACTTTGTGCTCGGCACCGGTCAACACTGTCCAAGGCGGCACAACAATTTTCCGTTCGTACACACCGGGCAAAAACGTGTGAGTTGTGACAATATCCGCTTGCGGCATCCCAAACAACTTCAACTCAAGCGCACGAACTTTGTCCTTATCGGTGGCTTGACCAATAATTTCAAAATTGCATTGCGTTGCCAGTTGCATCAGGTCACCTCGCGGCCAGAAACCCGCATGTTGATGGCGGTAGCGGTTCCAGCGATTGTACTGATGAAGTCGCCGGGGTTCAAAACCTGCCCGACCAACTCGGGAAACGTGTAGACCTCGGACGGTTGAAGCGTTTTGGTCTTGGTAATCAGGTTGCTGTTGCCAGCAGAAAACGACACAGTGACCAAGTTGACCGAGATCGTGGCAGCACTGGCGCTGTAATTGGTCGCGGTGAACTTGTCAATGATCGTGGTCACACCATTGGCGGTGTACTGGGTTGTTTGGCTGTTTGCGACATCTTTCGATGGCACCAGATTCTTGACGGTGACTGTCATTAGGGTTTCTCCTTATTCAAGCATTAGGTAGCTGCGGGAATCTTGTTTCCACTTACCTAGGGTTGCATCGTAAATCAGCTTGTCGCCGTCCGATGGGTTCATGGCGCTCACATCGGCCAATTGAGCCAGCATGGCGGTTACTTGGGCAGGTATCAGCGACAGTGCTTGAATCTGCTTTTCCAACTCGGCTACCTGCGACACCAAATCACTGGTGCTCGGCTGTGTCTGCACTTCCTGCGCCAGCGTCTGAAGCAGCGCGTCATAGCTGGCAATGAGCGACTCAGCATTGGGGTCAACAACTGGGTCGTTTACAACATCGTTTGCTACGTTGTTCAACGACAAGAAAAACAAATACCACGCCCTGCTAATCAAGCCCGTGTCAGGGTCAACCAACGGCACCCGTGGGGGCGTGATGATGGGGTTAAGCATTTGTCGGACTCAGGATCAGTTCAGCGCCCATGATGGCGATCTTCACGGGGTCAGTGCCTGACACCTCGTAGACGCGATCACGCAGCTTCAGGGTCATACCCAGTCTGCGCCAGATGGCACGGCGATAGTACTCACCGATCTTGCCGATGCTGACCCAATGTTCGTTGGACCATGTGTGCCCACCATCGTCAGACCAACGCAGCATGACCTGTGGGTCACTGCCTTGCGTGATAACTGTTTGCTGTTCCGCAATAAGTTTGTCACCAGATTCGGTGACTAAATAATCACCTTCCTGAGTTTGTAAATAAATTGTTTCGACAATCATGTTGCCGTTTAACCCAGTGCCCGATTCACAGTCAAGCTGGAGACTGTGCTGTGCGGTGCGCTTCAGATTGTTCTGACCGGTGGGCAGTGCTCTCCACGAGCGCAGCCACTTTTGAATCTGCCCGTTGTCCGAGTAATCGTCCAAATCGAACGAGTAGATGTTGCCGTTTTCAAAGTCACCCACAACAACTTTGTTGTTGAACGCCATCTGGCAGTTGCTGCGGTGGCGGGTAAACGCGCCATTGGCAAACCCTGCCCTCTCGTGCCATGCCTGTGTGGCGGCATCGTACACCCATGTGGTGTTGGCCGTAGGAAAGATCAGCACATAGAAGCTGTGGCCGTCTTGCTGGTACGTGTAGGCGATCGCATCGGTGATGTCAGCGTACTGCTGAATCTGCCACTCGACGGCGTGTGTTGAGATGCGCTGACCGGCGTAGCCGTTGGCCCGGTAGACCATGCCCTGACCACGGCGGTCACGGCCAAGCCAGAACAGGCCGTTGTCCATCTTGGCGATGGAGTAGGGGGCAGCGCAGCCCAACTCGTTGAATGCGCCGGGGATGCGCTCAAGAGGAAAGTCCAGCGCACCAGTGTCAGACCAAACCTCAATCGAGTTGGTGCCAAAAGCCCAGACTTCTCGGAAGTTGGCGATCACGGCCACCAAACCATCAGGTGATCCTTCGGTGCTGGCAAATTCCAACGGGTCAATGGATGTACCGTCCAAAAGGGCAGTCACCCACAGCCTTTGGCTGTTCGGCTCGTTGAACACGAAGTAGCCGTCCAGATACGCCACAGTCACCGCGCCGGGAAAGTCCGGATCAATAATCTGACCAAATGCGTTTGTGTTGGCGTTGTAGATGAAGCTGGGACCATCGCAGGCAATAAACAACTGTGTGCCGTTGTCGGCCATGCTGACAGGGCCAGTGCCGCTGACGTTGCCGATCAGCGTGGGGGCGTAGGCGTTGTTGATCTTGAACAACTGGGTGCCCGACACCACAAAGCCTGTGCCATCGTTGGACGAGAATGCCCACAGGCCACGGATCGGACCATTGCCAATCGTGTTCAGCAGGTTAAGGCCGGGGGCGCGGTTCAGGAACGCAGGTTCTTTGCCAGCCTCGGGCACGATCTCGGGAAACAGGTTGACCATGCGGGCATCCGCAGCGTTGATGCTGCGGGCCACGTAGGATGAACCGAGGATGGGCGTCTTCATCAGTAGTTTCCAGCGTAGATGTTGAAACGCTGACGATTGGACACCAATGCGTAGGGCATGGACATCACATCGTATGGGTTGTTGATGCGCTTGAGGTTGCGCTTGCTGGTCATGGCGATGCGCTGCACCTGTGGGCTTGGCTCCACGCCAAACTCAGGAGCGATTTCCATTGCCAAGTTGTAGGCAAACGCCCGCATGTAACCCGGTGGGAAGAACAACTCGGTACTGAGCAGCGCAGGCTCCGTCAACTCTTGCACTGAGATAAAGTGCCACTCCAGCAACTGTGTTGGCCGGGGGTAGATGTACATCTCCACGTTGGGAAACGTGTTGTTGACAAAGATGACCTGCGGAAAGGTTGATGTCGAGGTCTTAACAGCAATCCCGTTGTACTGGTCTTGGTTGATGATTTTGATGCCATACGACACGCCGCTTGGGGCGCGGAAGTAGGTGGCGTCATCAAGCTGGATTGGGCGATTGCCCACAAAATCACCAGAGGGTCCAAGGGTCTGTTTGATTTGACCCACGGGCCAGTTGAACACCTGATCTTGGGTGCAGAACACAGACAGACGCTCGGTGTTCCACGAGTCGATCATTTGGTTCATTGCAGTCAAGGCATCCTGACTGGTAGCCGCTGACGCCGTTTCCCCTTCGGCAAGAATACCAAGCAGCCTGAGTGCTCGGTTGATTTGATCGCCAGCGGTATAAGCCATTTCAGTTTCCTTCGGATTCGTCGCTTGCCGAAGTCAAAAACGATGGGACTTCGTTGGGCTGTTCGACAGGTTGTTCGGTCACTTTGCGAGTCAGCTTGTTACGAACAGGCTTTTCTGCTTTTGGTGCCACCTCGACGGGCGTATCAGGATTGTACTGCGTCCAGCCGTTTTTTTCATCTTCAGCCATTTCCACTTCGTTGGTGGCAATTTTGGCACCGTGGATGGGGTGTACGAGGATTACGTTCATTTGAATCTCCATGTGAAAACGGGGCCGAAGCCCCGTTTTACCAGTTACCTAAGGATTAGGCAACGCGATACAGCGTCCATGTGGTGTCGCCGGTTTTACGGGCGCGGAACCGGGCCGATGTGTTAGCGGACACGGCGGCAACGCCAACGATGGTCCAGCCAGTACCCACCACAACAGTAGCGGCGTTGGTGCCACCAATGTTGATGATGATGAAGTCAAATGCTGCGTTCACTTTAGATGCGCTAGAGACATCGGCTTCCAACAGTGCCACGGTGGGCAAAGTCAGATCGACGGCAGCGCCGGTGTATGTGAACAAACCATTTGACAGTTGAGCAGCAGTCAAAGTTGCTGCGGCTGTCAGGGCTGTGGGAGCGCCTTGAACAAACAGGGTAGCTTCGCCGATGTTGCCGTCACCAACTTGGTAACCGCCTGCGCCGTTTGGGAGTGCCATGATAATTTCCTTTTAAAGTGGTTTGAAAACAGGGGCCGAAGCCCCCGGTTCGATTTAGCCGAAGATGCGGCAAGCCATTTGTGGACGGATGGTGTTGAAGCCATACAACACGTCAACACGGCAAGGCATACGGTCGTTGTTGATGTCGTACTGACGAACAACACGCAGGCTGATACCGTTGTGAACGGCACGGCTTGCCATGTCAACGCCTTGTGGCAGCAACAGGTCGGCGGTAGCGAATGCGATGGCATCCTTGTGGTACACCAAGTTCTGGGGGAACGAGCCACTAGCAGCACCAACGAACACAACAGCTTTACCAGTCAAAGGCAGGCTGACCATGCTGCACAGGGCGTTGCTAGATGAGTACATCGGAGCAACAGTCACAGTGGCAGTGGTAGTGCTGGTCGAGGAGGCCAAAGCCACGAACTGGAACAACGAACCTGTGGACTCGCGAGTCTGTGGGTTGGCTGCAAAGCAGTCAGCGATTGTGAACACGTCACCAACAGCGATGGTTTCACCGGAACCGACAGTCAATGTCAGAGTGGTTGCGCCTTCGGCAGTCACGCTGGCACCAGTGGTGTTGCCAGTAGCAGCACGGGTGCCGCAGGTGTGGACCTTGATCGACTGGCTCATGTTGACTTCTTCGTAGCCCAACACTTGTTCACCCATCATGCCGTTCTTGAACTGGCGAGAGATGACATCTGTGGGGTTGAAGAAACCAGACAGACCGTTGACCAAAGCAGCGTTAGCAGCAGGGTTCACGGTAGCGTAGCGAGGCGACATGGTGGCGGCGTTCTCGTTCAGCTTTTGCTGGGCTTGCAACAGCACCAATGCAGTGGAAGGGGCCGAGCCGGGTGTACCGACAGAGTTGCCGACCAGCTTGTATGCGTTGGC